TCGTCTTCGAATGCTGGTGCTGAGATATATGCCCAAAATGTGACTCCGTCTGTGTTCCTTCGATCAGACACAGTCGTACAACCCGCCTCCTGTGCAGTGCCTTCCATGTTTTTCAACCATTGGGTAGGAACGATGCAGTACCGCATGACTCTGGTGTCCACCACCAACATATCTGGTTGGTTGATGATGTCTTGGGATCCGCTGTGCTTCACCCATGCGGCAAAGGATCAAGATGTTTTGTACACCAATTCCACGGAAACAGTTATGATCAATTTGGCAGAAACCAGACAGTGGGAAATGGAAGTCAATTGGGGCAGTGCTTTACCTGCCTTGACAACTCTTGGCCCCCTCCCTCAGATTGGTGAGCAATGGAAAGACATTGGATTGGGAATGACTGACTTGCATAACGGCGCACTGCGAGTCCTAATCCATCAGCCAATTACTACTAGCGTGGGCAAGGACGTTACCTTCAGCTTAATAGTTGAATCACGGTGTGGAGCCAATATCAAGTTTTTCGACTATCATGGCGGACAAGTCTGGAATGACGGAATGGAATCTATTCTTGGGTCTCCTAGTGTAACAAAAGTCAAGCCACTGATCAACTATCCTATCCCTCTCGCCGCGGACTGTGAAACTATGCCCATATGTGCGGAATTGGGAGAAACCACTGTGTTTTTAGCTCCTCCGCGGGAGCTGACGACAGGACCGACTGTCTTCCCGGGATCCCTGGCACCGAATACTGCTCCTCCAATTTCCAATGCTCCTTCGGCAGTTGCCTCCCAAACTCCAAGCACTGCCAGTGCACCATCTTGGCTACCGAGTTTTCTAAGTAAAAATCCATCCAACATGCCTAGCATCAATGAGTCTATTGAACCTACTCAGATATCTTCTGTCCCTACTCGCGTAAGTTCTCAAAAACCATCGTCGATGCCCAGCACACTAGTTAGTTCTCAGCCGTCGACCAGTGTTTGTGAGGATAGAAACTTGGTTACCACTAGAGTTCCTATCACGACAGTGGTGGATTACGGAGATAGTTATTTCCAACCTGATTCAGGATCTATAGGTGCTAATTGGACAAAAGTGTTGTCAAACACCGTAGTTGGAGACTATACTCTAAGCCAGTACTCAGTTGGCTCATTGAG